CCTGTGGTCCTGTTTGACCTGTTGGTCCTTGAGACCCCTGTGGTCCTTCTGTACCCGTCGGGCCCTGTGGTCCTACTGGACCTGCTGAACCTTGTGGACCCTGTGGTCCTTCTGTACCCGTTGGTCCCTGTGGACCCAGTGGACCTGTTGGACCTGCTGAACCTTGTGGTCCTTCTGTACCCGTTGGACCCTGTGGTCCTTGTGTACCAACCGGACCCTGTGAACCTTGTGGTCCTTCTGTACCCGTTGGTCCGATAGGACCCAGTGGACCTGTTGGACCTGCTGAACCTTGTGGTCCTTCTGTTCCTGTTGGACCTATTGGCCCTTGTAAACCAATTGTACCCTGTGGTCCTTGTGGACCCTCTGTACCTGTTGGTCCGATAGGACCCACTGGACCTGTTGGACCCTGAGAACCTTGTGGTCCTTCTGTGCCTGTCGGACCTATCGGTCCTACTGGACCTGTTGGACCCTGAGAACCTTGTGGTCCTTCTGTACCTGTTGGTCCGATAGGACCTACTGGACCCGTCGGTCCTTGAGAACCCTGCGGTCCTTCTGTACCCGTTGGACCTATTGGTCCTACTGGACCTGTCGGTCCTTGAGAACCTTGCGGGCCCTCTGTACCTGTTGGACCTATTGGTCCTACTGGACCTGTTGGACCACGACTACCTTTAGGACCCTCTGTACCTGTTGGTCCGATAGGACCCACCGGACCTGTTGGACCACGACTACCTTTAGGACCTTCTGTACCTGTTGGACCTATTGGTCCTACTGGACCTGTTGGACCACGACTACCTTTAGGACCTTCTGTGCCTCTTGGACCCATAGGACCTGTCCAACCCGTTGGTCCTTTCGTTCCGTCTTGCCCCTTAGTTCCTGCTGGACCTTGTGGTCCGATTGGACCGCCACCAGACAATAGATTTTGTACATCGGTGTTTAAAGTAGAAATAAGACTAGTATTAATACCTTGTTGCGCTAGAATATTCCCAATCAAGTCGACGCTAGAAACAATTTCATCAAAGTCTGTATCTTGAATAGAACTTTCCACCGACAAATTAACTAGGTCAGTAATTTCTTGTAATGTAATCCCGCTGTCTGTTGTTATGAGACTATAAATTTCAGCGAAGTTCTCATTAATTTTCTCACCGGCGGTGCGAAGTGTATCACCCGATCCGTCGTTCGCTCCCTGTCCAGTGTTAATGATTTTTCTTGACATTTTTGTTTGTCCCTTAAAATAGTTTATTTATTTTTATTAAGATTTCTCGATGGCATACCAATAAACCAAATCGTCTCGTATTCCATATACTTGAGAGTCTCTTAAATCTCTACGAGTATAAGTCACACCACCAATAGTATAAGATGACCTTCTGAAGATCCCTGGCGTATTTTCAGTGAATACTAACTGATCATTCCAATAGACTGCTGTATAAACCATACCTTCATCACTTGATGGGTCATAGTAGTCTGCATGATACCAGTAGAATCTTGGGGCATCTTTAGAATATCGAATGTCCGCTGGTTCTGGTTCCGGTTCTGGTTCTGGCTCCGGTTCTGGTTCCGGTTCTGGTTCTGGCTCCGGTTCTGGTTCCGGTTCTGGTTCTGGCTCCGGTTCTGGTTCAGGGCCTGGCTCCGGTTCTGGCTCTGGTTGTGGTTCTGGTTCAGGCTCAGGTTGTGGTTCTGGTTCTGGTTCAGGCTCAGGTTCTGGTTCCGGAGTTGGACCCACGCGGAGTACACCAAATATGTTTCCGTTATAGTCAGAAGACTCCTGATCACCACGTTCATAGATGCGACCATCTGGACCAATGAGTCTGGTAGGCCAACCATCTTCGTGACCTGTTATATCGTAGACGACTTCGTCATTCCACTTGACTGTAACTCTAAGTGTCGGTATCCACTGCTCCCACGAATACTCTGGGTATGCTGATCTGTAGTGGACTATATTGTCTGGTAGATCCTCTTCTGGTTCTGGTTCTGGTTCTGGTTGTGGTTCAGGGCCCGGCTCTGGTTCTGGCTCAGGTTCTGGTTCTGGCTCAGGTTCTGGTTCCGGATCTGGAGTTGGCATCGGTTGTGGTGGTTCAATCATATCTGGAGTCCAAACCTCTGGACCAACATCTACTAAGGTACCATCTGCATCTCTATACCTGACCGTAACCTCTGTCTCCGCCGCACCACCATCAAGTAGTTCAAAGTCTTCAGACATGAGGATCTCATCGTTACTCATTCTAAACGATCGAGTCGATGCCCAGTCCGCAACGGTTGTGTAAATTTCTGCTAGACGTTCGATGGATATATCGTCGTAACGGTCTAACGTCTCTAGTGCGCTCAAAATAAATGTGATGTCTTCTGGGTCCGTCTCGCGCAGTGTCATCAACGCAAACGTAGAACGTAGGTTGATACCACCCACTTCTGATCCGACTGGTACTGGATAGTTTGGTGTCTCTAATGGATCTGTAGTAAGACCCGCACGGAGTCCTATAATAGCATGAGACAATAATGCAACTTCTGCTGCAAGATAGAAACCAGCGGGATGAGCAAACTTCTTATAGATTGTTTCATAGTCTATGAGACTCATTCCGGTCTTCAATAAGATAGAGAAGATCTGATACTTCTTATCGTCGACAATAAACTTAATACTCTCTGGACCAATAAAGGACCCACCATCCTGATCATTCAGAATAAAGATGTTACGTTTCGGATATTCTATCTCTACGGTATCACCAAAGAACCCACGAAAGAATTGTTCAACTGATTGTTCTGTACCTTTCGCACGATAGAAGTTAGCAAGAAGTCTTGCCATCAACTGAGGATTGTTGTAGAATGTATCTGACTGAACACCCTCTGCAAGTTCGGCGAGTAATGAATCTAGATGGGACCCATCTATGCTACTAATAGTGCGTACATTATATAAAGACTGTATCTGTTTTGAAAACGAACCACTCTCGTTCCCTTCCATGTACTCGTAGTACCTTTCAAGGAACTGTATAAACTCTGGGTATTGCTCAACGAAAAACTCAGGTACCGCATTCCTTACTGTGTTGGAATGCAGTCCGATATGAGTTCGACGGTCGTCCGTTTGTATTGCCATTATAATGTGACCTTAATCGTCCCTTCATCAATGATTGCACGAGATGTAGATAAGCCCTCATCAAGTTCTATAATATAGTTGCGTAATGGTCTGATCGTCGACGAATTGGCAGGAACCACTGAGATCTTGATCTCTACTGGAAGTAGATTTGTTTGCACTTCCAATGCATTTATTAAAACCTGTCCCTTTGCTTCGTCATAGTAACCGATGTTACTGAACTCTAGTTCACCATCAAGGTTAAAGATCTGTAATTTATGGGACCCTAATTCATTTTTAATAATGACATTTTTTCCTTGCCATAAGAAAGGAGATGTTGTTACAGTATTAACGTCCTTGTCCGGAGATGCTAACGCGAATGGGTAATCTATCACATGACTTAATGCCCTTGGTTCGATTACAGTAATTCGTTGTTGACCCTTGACTTCCATTCGTGAGTTGAGTATACTAGGATGGATAGAATCAATATCACTCAATAGATTTGAACGGCGGAATACTGTTCCAAAGGTTCCAAGGTTCTCTTTTACATAGTCTACAATAAACTGCATGACTGTGCTAGATTGTCCTTCTGGTGTATCAATCTTAGAAACTGCGTCTAACTGAAAGACGGTATTGATTTCTAAGTAAGTTTTCTTTGGATTGACAAACTCTGTATCTATTGACATAATAGAAAGGTGCGAAGTCAAATCTGATATAATGGATTCCTTTACAATGTTTTGTCGCTGATATGGGACCCCCTCATAAAAATCAAGACTGACAAATACCTTACCATATTCTGGTGGTTGATTATCTGCTCCACCCCATGCGATAACATTTTGGATATCATTTCCATAGTTTGACTGTATCATCGCTGCGTAATCTTCGGCAGTCACTAAACGTTGTTGTGATGCAAACGCTCTTGGTGCGTTGAGTTTAATAGAACTAAGGGATTCCTTATCAGAGCCTCCACCCGCTTCTGTAGTATTAGTTACTTCGATACGCAATCCGTCCAGACGATCCGCATTGAAGTTAATCGCACCATTTGGTTTTTCGCCCAATGTCTGTAAATAAGAAACTCGAATAACCGAACCGACCCCAGGCCCTTCTCCTAATACATTACCGTCAGAGAAGAACATCTCGTAGTATCCGTTCGAGATTTCTTTAATCATATAGACACGCGAATCTGGAGTAATAGAAGGGACTGACAGAATGTTAGAATATGATACTGTCTCCATAGTGGTAGGGTTCTCAGAGACCGTGACGATCATTGTAGACACATCTACGTTGGTGTCTGGTATGACGTATACCGCATCTTTTTCGGATGACACTAAAAAGGTTTTTTCGCGATAAGTTCCTTCCTTGACTTCGACGCCCGTCCAGTCGTAGGTGATTGTCCCGTCTGAGGATACATTACCGACTACCGATGTATCATCTGTTGTTACGAATCGGTATGCGGTATCTCCCACTTCTGCGAAGACTGCATGTCCTTTGCTGATTTTTTTGGGGGCACCCGCTACGCTTTTTGGAGAAACAGAACTCGTATCCGTGGTGAGTCTGAGATCTAGGTATGCGGTCGATGCTGTATTACTCTTCGGTGTGTAACCCAAAGTCTCTGCATGACTGACCGCACTGGAACGTAATTGTGACGAACTAAGGAACGACTCATTGATCGCCATGTTCGCGATAAGACCATTCACATGAGTATTATACGCAAGCACATCCATAATACTCGACAGACCAGAACCTTCAAAGTTGTAGTCCTTGTATTCGTCATACTTCTTAAAGTGTTGTTTTAGACTCTGTCTGATTTCTAAGAAGTCTAGGTCTGTAGTTTTCACTGCCATTATCGTATCCTTGAGATGGACACTTCCATCGTCTCTACTTTTAAATTCTCAATTATCTGAAACACAATGTATATCCTTAACGCATTATTATCACTATCCAAATTCGCTTTGACTTTCGTCATACCCACGCGTGGTTCGTATCTGCGTATCGTCTCAGCAACAATTGTCTCTATGTCGTCTTCATCCAGATCTGTAGATAGTTCAAAGAGAAGACGATTCAGGTCCGCGCCTAACAATGGTTGAAACGGAATGTCACCGCGATTAGTTAACAACAGTTTACGTATAGACTGTTTAACAGACGCAACCGAAGTTTTCTTATAGAGGTTTCCTTTTGGAGAGATACTAAAGGACAGGTCTAAGTCGGAGTTCTCCGCTGGACTTGAACTTGTAATGGGACGTTTGGTGATGTCCTTGTCTTCTAATGAGAATACTGTGGTCGCCATAGTAGAATCTCTGAAATGTGTTTTGTTCTATTTATACCAGACCGTCGATAAATTCTTGGAATTCTTCTTCGGTCATGTTTTCTGTATCGGGGGCTTGAATGTCATCGAGGCTGGGGAGAGCTAAACCCCCTGCTCTGTGGGGGACCCGTTCAACTGCTATAAGTAGGGGGGGCTCCACTCCTATAACGGACAGGTCTGGTAAGGGTATCTCTATCTCCAGCGGTAGTCCGATCAGCTCCATGACATCACACAGCGTAAAGTCTAAGAACGATAACAGCTTTCCCAGACCGATCGCAGACAGAAACTTCTTGATCTTACGTAACCAGATATTGAACAGTTCCTTCATGGAGATTATTTTCCAGTCACGTGCCGCAGTGACGATCTGATTAATACGTTCTTCCAGACACGTGACCTTTCCTTCTATCTCACCACCGAATACTTCTACGAGAGTGATGTCAAAAGGTGCGGGTAATGGTATACTGGTCTCTAGGATCTCATCGATCATGTCAAGACCTATCTGGTTTAATTCGTTCTCTAACTCAGTTTGTGCATCAAAGTTCTTGACATCTGACTCTAACTGTGTTATATTATCCTCAACATCCTGTTCTAAGTCTGCGAGTTCCTGTTCTACGTCAAGGTTCTGTAGTTTCTCTAGGTCGCCGAGTATGCGGTTCTGTTCTTCTGTATACTTTTCTACGACCATGTCTATGACTGCGCGAACCCATTCTGCCATATCAAAAGACAATGGAATAGGTAAGTTGGGCAGACCTAATGCGTCCCATATCTCTTTGAACTTACCGATCAGTTTATCGAACAGTTTGAACAGTGACATCGTGCACCATTCCATGATCTCGTTTTTAATATAAGACCATGTGAGTTTTGCCTTCCACTCTTCACACTTGACACCGAACTCTCCATCGTGTAGTCTATACTGTTCGGGAACAAGCATATAGAAGGCATCAAGCACTTTCGCTTTCTCATCCTCTAACATACCTAATGCAGAGTCATACGCATCCTGTTCGAGTTTCCCTGATTCAAAATCTTCTTGCAATGTCTCTAGTTTTGTGGTATACTCTTCTGTCCACCCAGAGATCTGTGCCTTGAGTTCTTCCTGATAAGATGGCTCACTGATCAGTCGCAATACATCAATAGACAATCCCATAATAGGAACCGCAAACTCTACAGGAATAATCTTACTGATCATCTCCATCATCTTGACAGGAATAAAGATATGAAACTCCTGCACAAGTTCTGTGAATGCGTCCTCTGCTTCCTTCTCTAACTGACGGACTGTCCTACCCTTCTCCCAATA